CAAAGGAGATACAGGAGCTACAGGACCTGCTGGTGCTGGTAGTATTGTTTCAGCTGATATTGATCAGGTTTCATTTACTTCAGTAAATCAAGTTGAAAACTATGTACTTGCATGTGAACTAATTCCAGCTAATACATTTACTACTAATGACGTATTAGATTTAGTAGGTGGTATTTGGTGGAGTGCTGGTGGCTCGGCATCATCAAAATGGGAAATATGGATTGAACCTAGTTGTTCAGGTGCAGGAACTATACAAAATCCAACAGGTGAACTTTTAGTTCGAGGTGCGTCAAATGTAGCGTATTATATGCCGCATAAAAAATTATTTGTAAATGGTTCAACAACTCAAATGGGGCACCGAGGGAGTGCATATAATTGGAGTGATAGTTCTCCAGGAAATAGTTCAAGTAATGTAGCTGGTTTTTATGAATTGAGTCCGTATTGGAAAGACCTAAATATAGATTGGACACAAGAACAATATTTGACTATTTTTGTAACTATGACACAACCAGGATATAATATACGTTGCGATCATCTAACACTAGCGAAAATAAATTCATAATAAAATGGCAAGAACAGCACTTTTAGTATCAGAACAAAGAATGAAACAGTGGACAGGTCTTGATGAGAATGTCCGCACAGAAGATATACGTGTCTATATTATACAGGCACAAGACATCTACGTACAAGATACGTTAGGTACAAAATTCTACAATACAATCAAGAGTAATATCATCAATAACGCACTAACTAGTGATGAAGAGACTTTACTAAAGGATTATGTAGGACCGATGCTAATGCAATATGCGCTGTACCTAATGCTACCACACATCAAGTATAAAATTGTAGACAAAGGAATCCTAAATGGAACAAGCGAGGAGACACAGGCTACAACACTAGATGAACTAAAATATTTACGTGAAAGCACACTCAATACTGCACAGTTCTATAACGAGAGAGTAATTGAGTACTTCAGAGATAATCCTGGAATGTTCCCAGACTATGAGACACCTGGAACCGATGGAATGTACCCAAATAAACAAACACCATACTTCTCTGGATTAGTAACACAAGTACCAAAATATGGAAAAACATATTATGAAGAAAAATGCGACGGTTGCGATATCTACGGCCCTGCCGTCGAAAACTAAAGCAACAGACAAGAACATCAAAAAATTATACAAATTCGTACATGAAAGCAATATTAGACGCAGTACTAAACAAATGGATTAGTAGAAAACTAATGGTATTCCTAATTGCAACAGGTCTTGCCTTCTGGGGTAACTTGACTAGCAGTGATTGGGTAATTATTGCTACTACATATATTGGCACTCAGGGTGCTGTAGATATTGTAGAGAGAATACGTAAAACTGGACAACAGTTCTAAAAATTATATTTCATAACAGATGATTTCAGCAGATATAACAAGCGCAGTACAACAGTACGTTCTGAATCAAAGTAGTGGAGCAGTGACCGAACCAGTAAACGGTTCTTGGTTACAAGCCTACTGTGAATATTTAGGAGTAACATCTCCCGTAAATGCAAGCTGGTTACAAGCACTTTGTAATCACTTTGGTATCACAGCACCTGTTGATGGCTCTTGGGTTATCGCACTTGCTGGTTACTATAGTATTACAGCACCCCTAAATGGAACATGGTGGTGGGCTCTTGCAGATGCAGGTGCTCCAACTCCAGTAGTACCATTTACATGGTCAGGAAATACAAATAACTGGGAAGCTGAAACCCGAGTATGGGAAACAACATAAATTATATAAAAAGATAATATGGCAAGTTTAGTCGGAAATGCGATCAATGCGAGTTGTGGTGGTTTACTAAAAACTGATGACAACGCAATTATTGGCGCTTCAGAAAAAAGAGTTACCGATGGATTAGGTAACGCAACAAATATGACCATTGGTACTGGTGGTACATCATTTGATTCAGGCACTGTAGATTTTACAGGTGCTACAGTATCAGGTTTACCAGCAGATGTAAACACTACATATGATTTAGCGTCAGCACAGAATGTAGCTAATGTAGATGTAACTCTAACTGGTTCAGATGCAACTACAGATACTGTAACTTTAGCAGCTGGTACTAATATTACCCTAACAGATAATGGTAGTAATCAAATTACTATCGATGCTGCTGGAGGTGCTGCTGGTCTTGAAAGTGGTACTGGTGTTGAATCGATGCAAAGTGCAGCAAGTCTAACAACTGTAGCTGCTAATGCAAGTGGTGTATGTTCAATCGCATTAGGTTATGATGCTGATAGTGGACCTGCTGGAGTTTCATTAGGAGCATGTACACAAAGTGGTGATGGTGGTGTAACTATTGGTTTCAAAGCTGGTTTTGGTAGCACATCTACTAATGCAGCTTCTGTAGCAGTTGGATTCAATAGTACTCAAAATAATACTGACTTTGTAACATTAGTTGGTGCATGTACTAAAACTACAGCAGATTATGGATTAGCAGTAGGTCATGCCGCTCAATCTTGTGCTATAGGTGCAATCAACGTTGCTGCTAACGCAAGATTTTCAAACAATGGAGCATTCGGTACTTGTAGTATTGCGATGGGTTATAATTCGTGTGTAGCTTCAACTGCTGCTGGAGCTATTGCGATTGGTAATGGAGCAACGTCCGCTAGTGCTGATGCAATTGTATTAGGTAATGGTGCTTCAGAAACTAATTCTTCTGGTTCTATTACTATTGGATGTGGAGCTACAAATCCAGGATCTAATCAAGGTATTGCTATTGGAAGTGGAGCTACGTTAGGTACTCTTGATGAGGCTATGGCAATTGGTCTAAATGCAAGCTCAACTGGTAATGCTGGATCTCTTGCTATTGGTAGACAATCTTCGGCTACTGGTATAAACCCAACTGCCGTTGGACGTTTATCTCAAGCTAGTAATAACGCTGCAGCTTTAGGTCATCAAGCTATTGCTTCAGGTAATGAATCTACTGCATTAGGTCAATCAGCATGTGCTACTGCAAGTTCTTCTGTAGCTTTAGGTGATAGAGCACTTGCAAATGCTACAGGTGCAGTTGCTATTGGTTCACAAGTTACAGCAGCTAAAGCATGTACAGTTACAGTTTGTGAACTAGAAACTTGTGTAGCTGGTGGTGGTATCACACTAAAATCTGCAGATACTACAGAAGAGAAAATGACTCTAACAGATGCAGATGTACTTGCAATCGGTGGAGATACAGTTCCAGCAAACGATACTGCAACACCAACAACGGTAAACAGAATTTGGTCAGGTACTAGTGCACAATACACTGCATTAGGTACATATGACGCTAATACATTATATTACGTATCATAATGGGAGTAAAATTAGGAAGTACAGATATTACCGATATTTACGTTGGTAGTACAGAGATACAAGAAATTTATCAAGGAAGCACGTTAGTTTATCAAGCTGTTTCTTTAGATCCAGATGCGCAGGCATTTATTACTGCAACTGGTATTACTGATAGTACTCAACAAGGTGCTATCAATCAACTTGTACTTGATTTGAAATCTGCTAACATTTGGAGTAAGATGCAAATCATATATCCAATTGTTGGTGGTACTGCAACTACACATAAATATAACCTGAAAGATCCTCGTGATCTAGATGCTGCATATCGCTTATCATTTAGTGGTACATTTGTACATAGTGCTAATGGTGCCAATGCAAGTGTTACATCTCCTGTATCATATGCCGATACACATTGGATTCCAAGTAATCAAACATTTACTAATGGAGTTCACTGGTCAGCAAATATTTATAGCGAAGGATCAGCTAGTCTATACAATATGGGTATTGCACAAAGCGGTGACTGGGCAATTATCAATGATTATGGTGCTAATAACCTTGATTATTGGAATGCTGGTTCGGGTAGTTATCTAACTGCTTCAACAGCTTCTGGTACTGGATACACATTAGGTACATCTAATGGTAGTAATGTAAAAGCATTATATGTTGATGGTAGTTCAGCTGCTAGTAATACTGCGGGTAGTATTAGTTCATCACAAACTATTGCTGCATATATTTGGGCTGTGAATGATAATGGATCAGCTCTGAACGGATCAGACGATGTTGTAAACTTCGTAACATTTGGTGAATATCTAACTTCAACAGAGGTTGCTGCACTAAATACTGCAAAAAATACATTCAATACTACATTAGGTAGATAATTTGATAAACTATATAAAGATAGAAGGGACCTAAAGTGGTCCCTTTCTTTTTGTGATAAATACAGAAAATAACTACAATTATGAAAATATTATTAGGAATTGAAGGTGGTATTGGGAAAGGAATCGCAGCTACTGGAGCAGTCAGATTAGCCCACGAAGCTGGTCACGAAATAGATGTAATGACTGCACATCCATCAGTATGGGAAGGTAACCCACATGTCGACAAGGTATGGGACTGGCAAAGAGTAGAATATCTTGGTGAAGCCATCAAAGTCTATGATCGTGTAATCTTTGATGATCCATACAAGCATACCAAGTTCCTTTTAGAAGCATGTGATCTTACATGTACGTATAACTATATGCTAAACAAGATATGTGAACCTGTGAAACCTGAGGTATACCTAAATAAAGCTGAGCATATGTATGTACAAGCTCTATTGAAAGACATCGAAAAACCTATCTTCGTGGTACAAACTAATGGTGGTAGCGAAGCAGGATATGCTTGGCCAAGAGATCTGCCATTAGAAGAGGCAGTAGAAATACTACAACCATTTACAGAAGACTACGAGATTATTCACCTTCGTGGACCAAACCAATTAGAGATAGAAGGAATCAAACATGTAGCTGAACTAAATATGAGACAGAGTCTTGTTGTATTAGCGATGTCAGAGAAGAGATTACTAATAGATTCAGTTTACGCCCACGCAGCAGCAGCTCTAGATCTTCCGAGTACTGTCCTTTGGGTAATGACAGAAGTAGAGAAGTTTGGTTATGAGATGCATACTAATATAGAATGTAATAAACCAGAACTCAAGAACATGGACAGGTTAGATAGCATGTTCAAGGGTCTATGGAATAGTACTGATGCTTGTCCATTCGGTCCTGACCAAAAGATCTTCGATACTGAAAAGATAATTGAGAGTTTACAAGAAGTGGATGAAACTCCAGAAGAAAATGATATATAATTAGTAGTTAGTATCTTGCGGTTTTTTAGTTCTATAGCCATCGAACTTTATCATATTTTATTGTTTTTTTCCGCGCTAACTACCTAATATATCACCGGGCTTTTTATACTTTTAGCCCAAGGCCTTGAAAGGACCCTCGTTCGGTGGGTCCTTTCTTTTTTTCTGAAACAAAAGATATATACTCTATATAAATTATAGGTCTTGATATAACTAAAAGAAATAATAGTATGGCTACTAATAAAAATATAACCGAACAGAATGAAAGACACTTTCACACAAATCAACGACAAATGGTGGGGTATTGGACTTGATCCATATGAGTTGCTAATTCTAGCAAGAGTAGCATCATGGATTAGAGAAGGTAAAGAATACTTCGAAAGTAAAGAACGGGTTGCCAAAGAAATAGGAGCAGCTCTCATGACCACCAAAAATAAATTCAAATCATTAGAAGATCGTAATATACTTGTCAGAGATGGCAAGCACAAGCGTATGGTCAAATACAAGATCAACCAAACTGAACTTGATAAACTAATACGTAATAAAGATAAGTACACCAGATGTACTAATAATGAAAGATTAGTACACCAGGTGTCCAATATTAGTACACCAGATGTACTCTATAATACTAATAAAACTAGTTCTAATAAAACTAGTTTTAGGGAAGAAGAAACTCTTTTAGAGAGTTCTTCTTCCAAGACCCCAAAAGGCCCTAATCTAAAACAAATGGAAGCTTTCGTATATGAACTAAATAAAGAACAATAGATATGAAACATTACAACAAACATGAAATCAAGAAAGGCTGGAACTATCCTCTATACAGAACGGTACAAGAGCTAGATCTAGATAGTATAGCAAAAGAATGTTTACATGGAATCATGAAGCATGGTACTATTTACCTATACAAGAATAACCATGGCTTTCCTAAATCACTAGAACCTCAGCTTGGCTTTACACCAAACAAGGTACAAATCAAGCAAGCATTAGCTACTTTACGATCTAAAGGTTATATTGAACGTGAGTTTACAAAGGTAGAACAAAAGAACAGGACTGAATACACATTTGTACCGAACATATACAAGATCAAAGGTGAACCTGAACCAAAGAAAGATACTCAGACAATCTGTAATAACCCTTTATTCTAATGAAACTAAAACATTATAAAGAAATAGTTTGGTTCAACTTGCACAACGACAGTGATCCAAACGACAGGCATATACGTGAATGGACTAATACAATGGATTACCCACGTAAATTTATAAAGTTCCTACTAAAAGACATGGAACGCGAAGGCTCTATCAAAATCGAATACATAAACCATAAAGGCTGTATAAAGCGAGTTTGTACACCCCTAAAAAATGTTTATGCTGAAATTGACTTTACCTAGATGGGCCCTAGACCTAGATTCTGAGTTTGATAAACTATTCATTGCATATATGTACTGGATAGCTGAGCAACATGGTTTTAGTACACAATACGTAATAGATCCAAGAGATGCTAGAACCATTATGCAAAGGTTTATGTTAGAACCTGTACACAGATGGGGAGATTGGGCACGTTACATACATTTTGGTGCAGTAGGTAGACACAGTTGGGTATTTCGTTTTCTGAGAAAGCCACCAATAACAGTTGAGTATGAGTTCCAATATAAAAAGAGTCACCTAATATGGGGTTACCTAATGGGTAGGCATACAGAAGAAGATATTGTAACAGACTGGACAGGATGGAGAAAGAGGGCACCAAGAGCAAAGATACATCCACGTAACTATGGTCAATTTGCATATCAAAGAGGAGGAGGTCATGATGAGGAAGACTAGATGGAACCCAGTAGAGTGGTCACGAAAATATTTTGAATATGATGAAGTTGAAAAGGAATACCTACAACATGTTACATTTGAAAGAATACAAGAGATTAGACATACCTATCTTGTAGATATGGAACTTGAAATGAGTCTAACAGATGTAATGAGTGAACAACTACATATTTGGGAAAAGAAAGAAGAATATGGTATGTGCCAAATTATAAAAGATACGGCAAAACTATATGAAATAGATTTATACTAATTTGGATTGGATAGCAGACAACTATGACAAGATCATGATAATGGCTAAAAGGGTTTGTAAAGGTAGCCATGAATGGGAAGATGTAGGACACTATGTACTTTCAAAGTTTCTTGAACACCCAAGAAGAGATGAACTCATAGAAAAGAACGAGGCTATGAAGTTTATGTCGGGTATGATGTACCTATCATTCAATTCCAGTACATCCCCATATCACACCCTGTATCGCCAAAAAGGCCGTGTGCATGAATTATATGATAAAACAACCGAGTCACTAGAAGATGAACCATATGATACCAGCGAAGATATTATGCATACAGCTGCTACTGCTATTATAGAAGAGATGCAGACAGATAATATAGACACATGGTACCGATCTACCCTTTTTCTAATGTATGTAGAGAATCCAAACTATTCAGAACTGAGTAGAACAACAGGTATACCAAGAACCAGTATATCCCAGGCAGTAACAGAATGTAGACAATATATAAAACAAGAACTAAAGAAAAGATTATGATATTAGAGATATTAGGATTTGCATCGTTAGCACATTTAGGTGCTGAATTTTTATCACGTTATGATTGGTTACCTGATAAACCATTCAAATGTAATTTATGCTCTGGTTTCTGGTATAGTATAGGACCATTCCTTGCCCTTTATGGTTGGAAAGGTATATTGATCGCTGGCATGACTGGCATTATTTCTGAGGCACTTTATAAAATACTGAATAGATTATGATAAAGGAAGAAGACATTATCTGGTTAGATGAGAATCAATCTATATTTCTAAATGTACGCCTAACACCATATCAGTTAGGAATGCTATTTAGAATCTATAATGAGATTACTGGTGAAAGCAAACCAATAACTTCATGTGGAAGATGTGTAGCAGGAGTCAAGAAGCGCGTAAAGGCCCAACTTGACAAACAAACTAAAATATTCTAATTATGAAAAAGAGAGAAGTAACAATCAATGGTGTAACCTATCGAGTAGGTTCATCAACAGAAGAAGGACTAACTAAAGCTATTGCTCAACTAAAGCGCAGCCTCAAGCCTAAAAAGGCAGCTAAAAAGAAAACTGAAGAATAATGTTTCAAAAAGGACAAAGTGGTAATCCTAATGGGCGACCAAAAGGAGCCCAAAACAAGAATACAAGAGAAATCAGAGAGGCATATCAAAGATTAGTAGAGAATAATCTAGAGAATATGACTCTTTGGCTAACACGTATAGCAAGTGAAGATGAAGAAAAGGCAATGGAAATCATGCTCAAACTATCTGAATATGTTATACCAAAACTGGCTCGTCAAGAGGTAACTGGTGCTGATGGCGAAGACCTATTCCGTAACGTCAAATTCGAATTTGGACCAGATATAAATGACGAAGAGAACCGTATCGATGAATGAGAACATTTATTGGATTTACACCGCATCCAAAGCAGCGAGAGATTATATCAAAGATAACCCAAAGCCAAGCCAAATATCATATCGCAAATATTGGAAGGCAGTTTGGCAAGTCGCTAATGGGAGAGAACCTTCTCCTCTATTGGGCAATCAATCACGCTCCATGCAAAATAATGTGGGTGAGCCCTGTGTATGCTCAAGCCAGCAAAGTTCACAAAGAACTCTATTCTGCAATTGCAAAGAGTGGAATAGTGAAGACAAACAACTTTTCATCTAGTGAATTACTCCTTCGCAACGGTTCCACTATCATCTTCCGCTCTGCGGAAAGGTATGATAATATACGTGGGGAAACCTTGGACTATGCCATATTGGACGAAGCCGCGTTTATGAAAGACGATGCATGGAGAGAGGCTATCAAACCAACACTATTAGTAAAAGGAAAGAAAGCACTCTTTATCTCTACACCTAAAGGCAAAAACTGGTTCTACGATCTATTCCAATTAGGAGCCAGTGCAGATCACTCTAATTATCAAGCATACACAGGATCCAGTTACGATACTCCATATATCTCAAAGGAGGAAATTGATGAAGCCCGTTTAGTATTACCAGAAAAAGTATTCCAACAAGAATACCTTGCCAAGTTTATCGATGGTGGAGGTGAAGTCTTTCAAAACATCAAAAAGAATCAGTGGCCTGGCGACTGGCCCAAACCAATTGGTAAAGTATATTGTGGTATCGATTTAGGTAAACAAGAAGATTACACAGTAGCCACATTCATGGATTCTAAAGGAACTGTAATAGACATCTACAGAGATAACAAGACCCAATGGACCAACATGACCCAAGAGATACTAACCCGAATCAAGAAGTGGAATGCCACAGTAATGATAGAGGTAAATAGTATAGGTGATGTAATCTTTGAGCAAATAAAACGTGAATGGCAAGACACACATCCATTTGTTACCTCATCCAAGAGTAAAAACGAGATAATAGAAGGACTCATACTAGACTTCAATAATTCAGAG